GCTACGCAGTGTGAGCTGTGATGAGAACACTATCACGGCAATGGGCAACGCCTACGAGATGGGCTTTGAGCAAGGTGCGAACGTGGCCGAGGTGATGAAGACATTGGTGGAGGAAGCCGAGAGCGTTTGTAACGCATTGGATGCGGGTGAGGAAGACCCGAAGACAGCTAAGTTTTGGGCCTTGTTTGCACAACTGAGGGCTATGCAATGAACGCATTTCACCCCGACTACGTGAAGACATACGAGCCTGACCTGATGAAAGACTTTCGCACCCATGCGGCTAACCGCGAAGTGCGTGAGGAGAAGAATCTGAAGGTCAACCGGAAACCATTGAAGACTGTGACTAAGTCGCTATCAGTAAAGATTTCCAAAGAACAGGCCCGCCTGAATTTAGAGCGCAAGAAGCAGATGACCATTGCGCCGAGAGACTTTAAGTACTTCAGCGCGGCTGGAGCTAACAATGTTAGTGTGAAAGGGAACAAGAAATGAGTAACAGAGAAGCGGGTAAGGGTGACGATATGCGCCCAACAGACCACAAGGCGTACAGCTCTAACTACGACTTGATTTGGGGCAAGAAGAAACAGGACGATGCCAAGGCAGAAGACGAAGAGTTTGATCGAATCCAACGTGAACAAGGAGAGAAGAAATGAGGAAGGTGTTTAGAAAATTTATTCAGTGGGTGATGATCGACAAGGAACGCGCCGAGGCGCGTGAGCGTGAGATTTACGGTGCGGTATCTGCACCCGAGGAAGCAGTGGACAAACCCAAACCCAAGGTGCGCGTGGCTGTGATGGATGTGATGAACGGCAAGTTGTTAGAGGTGCAGTCGTATCAACGGAATAGTCACGGCCCTGACTGGAAGAGCGAGTACTACATCTTGGACGAAAGCCGACCACTCGCCGAGCAGATTGCCACGGTGATGACAATGCGAGGTATGGGCGTATGAAGACCGAACTGTTGATTGGTTGCGGTAGCGACAAGGGCAAACGCCTAAAGGCCAACCCTACAGATGCCGATACGTGGAGCAGCCTGACCACGCTGGACTACAACGACGACCACAAACCTGATGTGGTGTGGGACTTGATGAACCCGAAGGGCTTGCCGTTCGAGGACAACACCTTTGACGAGATTCACGCATACGAGGTGCTTGAGCATACTGGCGCACAGGGAGACTACAAGTTTTTCTTTTGGCAGTTCTCTGACTTTTGGCGCGTGTTGAAACCTAACGGATACCTGCTGGCTACGTGCCCGTCACGTCATTCGGTGTGGGCATTGGGCGACCCGTCACATACCCGTGTGATGCAGAAGGAGCAGTTGGTTTTCTTGGAGCAGTGGCGCTACGTTGCTGTTGGCAAAACTTCCATGAGCGACTTCCGCAGTATCTACAAGGCCGACTTTGAAATCATCGCGGCTAACGAAGATGCCGACACATTGAGGTTTATTTTGAAAGCGAAGAAATGAGAAAGCGTTCTAAGTACCGCCCCAAGGGGATGCTGCCCGACCCAGTGAGCTGGGTGCTGTCTGGGATGAAACCGTTTACTAGCGTATCACTTAGCGCCGACTTGCGAATCAAGAACCATGATGCGATGGACTTGTTACGCCGAGGTGATGCAACAGCAGCGACTATTGACGTACTGATTAGCGCGTTCAATATGTGTGAGGCATACACCATGCTACGCCCTGAGCTTGGCCAAGATTGGAAGGAAGAAATCAAGGCTGGCTTAGACGCGCTTCATGCTGTGGGAGAGCGAGGCGTTGCGAGTGGGCGCTTCATATTGAAGGCCGAGGAGCTTAACGCTATGAACCTAGTCATGGAGATTCACGACCGACAACTGGAGAGCACCACGGTGCGTGACATGGAGCTGGCTATGGAGATAGTAGCGCAGGAGTACCGCGCCAAACGGATGCGGCCTATCAAGAAAAAGAAGGAGACAGCATGATGCAGAGCATCCACCTAGACAAGTACATGGTTAGAAATCTGAAAGGGCACTATGTCAAAACCGACAACAACGAAGGTATCGGCTACATCATCTTCGGCACGAAGGCAGCGGCGACAGAGTGGGTCAGAGCCAGCGGGAAAGACGATTGCTACGTGGTCAAAGTCCGAGCAGCCCTCACGCCGACTTTCACAGGCAGAGTTGAGCGCATGGTGGCCGTTCACAAGACTCGACCCAAAGCTGTTCCCGAAGCCCGTCAAACAGAACCTAGATTTTGAAGAGGAAGCATTGATGTGAATTTGAACCAAGGGAAAGTTGCTGGTGGGTTGGTAGACGAGTTGCTTGAGCTAATTCATAGGTACGACGAGTCGCTGTACATGGCTACGGTGATTGGGTGCTTGGAGTTAGTGAAGCAGCAGTTGATTAACGACAGCTTGGAGGATGTAGATGACTGACTACGAGCTATTTCAGAAGGCGCTAAACAATGCTATCGCTTGGCGGAACCGATGCGTTGAGTTAGAGGAAATCATTGAGATGCTTTGCCTAGACGCAGAGGACAAACAGAAAGAGAAAGACCATGACAACAGGAATTGAATATCTAAAACCCGAGAAAAAACGACAAGGGCGCGGTCCAAGTAAGAAGCCGACCCTTGTTAATACGAGCTTGCGTTTGCCGCGAGAGGTAGTCGAGTACTTCGAGACCTTTCCCAACAAGCAAGCCAAAATCCGAGAAGTTCTTGCGAATTATGTAGAAACCCAAACTGGAGAATTTGAAAATGGCAACAGCTAAAAAATTGAACAAAGCAGAGCAAGTCCGTGCGTATCAAGCGAAGAACCCTGACGCTAGTGCTATCCAAGTAGCCAAAGCGTGCAAAACAAACCCAGCGTATGTGTACGCTATTCGCCACAGCGACAAGAAAGAAAGCGTGAAGACACCGAAGAAAGACTGGAATACCGTGATGCTGGCCACGAGCAAGAAGGCGGTGCTTGAGAAGCTGAAAGAACTGCCGTTGACGAGCGCACGTAAGGCAGAGATTGAGCGCAAGATTGAAGCCGATCACATCTTTGAGATGACCAAAGGCCGTGACCGAGTGGAGATGATTGAACCGCCAGCCGACAACGTCAACCATCCTGCCCATTACAAGGTAGGTGGAATCGAGACCATCGACTTCATTGAAGCTAAGGGCTTGAACTACCACTTGGGTAACGTGGTGAAGTACATCACGCGCGCCGACACTAAAGGCAACCGCGAGGAAGACCTGCTCAAAGCACGTTGGTACTTGAACCGCGAGATTGCGAAGTTCGCTAAGTAAAAACACGGGGGTCTAACAAATGTTAGACCCTCTTGACAAAGTCTAAAGAAAGAGTATCATGGCATCGACACCCGAAGCGAAGGTTAAAGAGAAGATAAAGAAGATTTTGAAAGAACACGGCGTGTACTACGCGATGCCGATGGGCACGGGGTACGGCAACAGTGGAGTCCCTGACTTCTTGTGCTGTATCAAAGGTAGGTTCTTAGCTATTGAAGCGAAGGCTGGCAAGGGCATACCGACAGCGTTGCAAGAGAAGAACATTCGAGATATTGAGAAAGCCGAAGGCGATGCGTGGGTGGTTCGGGAATCGAACCTAGAGAATTTTGAAGCGTACATAAAGGAGTTTGGAAATGAGTGAAGTAAACGAAGGCGTGGGCATCATCTTGGCCCGTATGGAGACACACCCCGAAGAGTTCTTTGGGTTAGGCGAGTCGGCAAACAAGTGGCGTTGGATGTTCAACGAGAACTTGCGCGAGGTAATGACAGAGCCTGAGAAGGCGGCGCTCCATTCGGGCATGACCAAGGTTCGTCGCTTGGAGATTACGCATAAGGCGATAGCCACAATCATGCCTGACGAAGAGGAAGACCCATACGAGAAGGAAGACTACAACGAATACGTTGGTATGGGCGCACAAAAGATGTGGGGCGGCGCAGTGCCTAAGCCTGAACGTAAACAAAACCTGATTAGCGAAATGCTGGGTAAGGGGCGCGTCAAATGACCGAACTATCTAACGCAGTGACCGTGCTGATTGCACGGATGGAATCACACCCCGAAGACTTTGATATGGGCGCTATCGACGCGCCTCGGTTTGGGCACTTGGCTCCTTACCTAACAAAGTTAGCTGGCGGTGGAGACGAGCTGGCTTTTAAACACGAAGGTTCGTATGTGGAGGAGGCGTTTTGGTTTCTGAGCGATGCCGACAAACAAGCCCTTGCGGATGCGTGGAAGCAATACCACTACAAAACATTTGAGAAGCGCACGATGGAGAGAATCTTTGACAACGACTACTACGAGCGCCAAGAAGAAAGGAGG